TACTCATCAACCCCCATAAGAAAGCATATAGATTTCTTCATAATTCAGTTCGGACTTGTCTGCGAAGATAGGAACGAACGCCTCGCATAACCCTTGCCATTGAGCAAACAACATATCTATCAGGCCTTCCACAGCCTGCGGAGGGGATGATGGTATAAAACAGGATTCCCCTCCCCTTTAAACTCTAAAAATCACAGACACATACGTCCCCGTGGTGTTTGGCAGCTGGGAAGGGGTAGCAGCCTCGGACTACCCCCCCCCCAGTTTTAATACACAACTTCACATGGTAATCATCGACGGAAGAAAAATATATGAACAACCTGCGTGCTGCGGACAATGCCCGTTCCTTTTCGACTACTCCACACACATGACCCCAGCCAAAGGACCATTGCCCTGCACACTCTTCAACGAAATGCACAGATACATGACCACCCCTCCACGCCGCTGCCAAAAACTCTTTAAGAAAGCGTTCGAGTATTTCAACGACAGCGGCATCGACCTCTCCATCGTCAAAAACCAAAACAAAGAACAATGAAACTCTATATCTCCACACCCATCAACGCACGTTCAGAAGCTACCTTCCAAGAGAAATACGAGGCAGCTCGGAAACGTGTGGAAGAAATCAAGGAACAACTGCCCTCCATCTACCAGGAATGCTACGACATCGTTTCCTCCTTCGACCTGAACCCACTCGGAACCTACACCGAAGAACAGGCAATGGGACGTTGCATCCAAGCTGTCATGGAGTCCGACGCCATCCTGCTCGACGATGGCTGGACACTCTCCCAAGGATGCTGCCTTGAATTCCGCACAGCGGAAATCTACAACAAAATCATCTATTCCACCAGCCCCAACAACCCCATCAATCCCATGAACCCCATCCTCCCAGATGGATTTCACAACAAATCTTATGTTTAATTGACCCCATCCACCACAAAAAAACGGTCCTTGCCTCACGACAAGAAACCGTCCAACGTAATTCAAAAACTAACTAACTTTTAACTAAAATAATCTATAGTACACGCCTACCCCAACAAACGGCTCGGCGTTTTTGTTCTTCAGTCCAAAACCAACACCACCCATCACACCAACACCCCAACGCGGATATTTCTTGATAGTAATTGTCTGTGTGTTGGTAATGGTCGTCGTTCGCATCCTCAGTTCAATGGAGTCCAGCTTTGCATGATAGCCACTGACCCAAGCCCTATATAGACTGTCCTCATAGATTGTCTGCTCAATCGGTATCTCCACCTGAACACTGTCCATCATCTTATTGGCGTCAATAAGATGGTCGTCTTTCTCAGTAAGTATCGGTTCTGCCGACACCTTCAGATACCCCACTTCGGTCCTTACCTGCATACTGTCCTTCGCCACTGGCTCGCGCACCCTCACGGTGTCATGCACCGTCACCGTGTCACTCACCATTACCGTGTCCCTCGTCTCCTTGAACACAATACTCGGCTCATAACAACTGCGCACACAAATCACAGCCAGCACAATCACAGCCAGCACCCCAATCGCACAGAGCTGCATCTTTGCTATATCCTTCATAACATCTTGCATTTAGTTACCGTTCCCGAAAGTTCTGCTTTCGGGTAAAAGAAAGTTCCGTTTTCGTTCTATCAAACCGACAAACGCCGATAAATCGTTTTGCCTTCTTTGTTTCTGAACGCCTCAAGAACTTCATTCCTCTTTGCCGTTCTACCGTCTTGGTAGCTTACATGTATCCAGTCATAGTCGTATTCGTTGATAATCTGCTTGACGCCTATCTCTCCGTTCTTCATCATCTTCACAAGCAGGTCAAACAGAGCCTTGTTATCGGCTCTTGAATCGCTCTGGCTTCGAATGTCGGCGGCATTACCGTAGAGATGATCACTGGTAGAAGCTCCACCAACAACCTTGTTCAACCTCGGACAACGATACCCACAGGTGACGACAATACTTCTATTATACTTGTTACGTAGTGGCTGGAGAACTTTCCTGCATAACGTCGCAAGTTTATTCTTGACAACAACACTGGGCGTATTGTCGATACCTAACCTTTGCGCAGTAGCTGATTTTATCAGCTCCTCAAGCGTGAAATTATCACTCAGTTTCATCATGCTCCTTGTTTTCTTTGTTTTCCAATACTGAAAGCACCCTGTCTTTGAGGTCCTGGTTCTTTGCTATCTCTCTAAGTATGCGAATGAAATCCTCTTGTGCCTTCTTCTCCTTAACATTCGATGGCTCTACAATACTCTTCACCTCCACAAAGGAAATGTAGAACGTGCCGAGCAACGTAAACAAGGGAACCATAGGAATATCATAGCGATACTCATGCCAAAGAAAGAATATCAGCCCGATTTGGACAGCATCCACAAAGGTCAATGCGATAAGCATGTTGTAATACTTGTTCAACTTGTCAATGGTTCTGCGATATGCCTCGCTCGTCCTCATTTCACCTCGCTTCTTTGCCTTGCGAACACCACTCCATAAATCAGCACCAATCAGTCCGAAGACGATGACATAGAACAACACCACCAGACAACCAACTATAATCAATGTTACTTCTCTTCCTTCCATTTTTTCTACATAATAATGATTAAAGTACCATCAGAATGAATGCCTGGACAATAGCACCGATTCCGCTCCATTTCACATAGTTCTTCAAATCCTCTCGTTCCAATACACCGCTTTTCTTTTCCTGAGCCAACTCACGATATACGGCAAGCATACAAGCAAGTCCGCTAAATACGAAGCCCAAGATAAAAAAGACGATAGCACCCACCTTGTTCCTATCAACTGCCTTCAAACTATCAAGCCATTTCATATTACATTGTTTTAAAAAGTTACCAAATACTACCCCACTCATCCTCTTTCTCAGTAAGAGAAGGCTCTGCCTTCGCACTCTTCACCTGCGGGTCGGCATGACCGCTTAACCGAGAATAGCCCATCAACGACATCATCAACTGCGTCACCCTCTGCGTCGTCAGAGGCGTCTTGTATTGTTTCTTCATATATTCCTCCTATTTCTGGGTGAGTAACTTAATGATTCCAAAACCTGCAAACGAGCAAAGCAGCACCAATCCAGTAGTAATCCAACTGTGGTCTTTCTTGTACTCGATACGATAATAAACCACGTATAAGATACTCATAATCACTCCCGAATGTGCGGCATTGTACCAGTTGCACGAACTCAATCCTACCACCAAACCCACCAACATCCATGCCCAGCGAGTTTCCCACTTAATAAATCTGCCGATAAATTTAATAATTTCTTTCATATTCGTTCTTGTTATTTAGGGTGAATAATAAAATATTGCTAAAATCTGTCAAACTCAAAAACCTATTCCACCGCTTGCGCATATCTTGGAATCGCCGCCAAGTGCCAGAAGCATTGATTCAGAGACTCGATGCAAAGGTAGATTACGCCCTCGTCAAGGTAATACAAACCTTCAACCAATTCCATATTTATGCTGAAAGGAATCGGATTCTCCAGCGTACCAATCTCGCTGTCACCACCCTCGCTTTTCACGACCTGCGTAAACAGAGAAAAAGCTACACGTGGCGTCCAATCGGATTGTGCGGTATGCGCCTGAACAACCTTCCAAAGCGCATCATCATAGTAGTAACGCTCATCCTTCTTCAGCTCCTTACCAAGCATAGACTCCCAAGAGGGAAATAACTCGATATTCTCCAAAGCGACATCATCATCCTGCTCCAACACCGTAGGTAATGCCAATTTCTTCAACGCTGCCACGACCTGCTTGGAGGTTGGCTCCTTCTGCACGTATGTGAATATCTCGTCGGTAAAGACAAGTGGCTCGGGATAGTCTGCCTTATAGTCGTATTCATAGACAGCCGCGTAAGTCTCCAAGTCCACAATCGACAACTGGTGACTGTTAGTCATGTCGTAGCACTCAGCGGCATAAATCTCCAAGTCCTTCAGCATCGCCCTTGCACTCGCAATCGGGATATTGAAAAGATGGCATTGACCAATGGAAAGATTGGTGGTTCTCTTGCCTTTCTCTTCTTCTGCGTCAAGCCTCGAAAGAATACTGGTACGTGTGGTTTTGTCTATCCAGCAGTTCTTGTCCTCATAGCGGAAGACATTGACTTCCTCCGATGATCCGTAAGCCGAGTTAAGCGCGAGCAACAATTTCTTAGAGGCTGCAAAAAGTTCATCGTCATCCACATGTACATTGAAAGTATGGACAAGCGCATTACTGACACCTTCCAGCTCCTGAACACTACACAGCCTTCCCGACCCAATGATGGCATCGACTATTTCTGTGATGGAAGGAACCTCCTCTGACTTGAACTGAACACAGTCCGCTTCCCATTCGCCATCATCGGACGGAGTAACGTTATAGTTCAAAGTAATGTAAATCACTTGTGGACCAACACTTGTCACCATCTGACTTGGCTTTTCTGTAAATTTCTGTTTCATTTTGGTTTTTATAAATTTAGTTTGAATTTATTTTTCACATGAATGCTCTCATAGTGACCTTGCACATAGAAATACATCCAGAATACTCCACCCATCAACGCAATCATCTCCTTTCGAAGTCTGTAGGTTCTCTTCCTCCGACAGAAACCAAGATAGGAATTCACCACTTGCTCGATACGCTTGCAGTCCAAATAGGTCAACTCCTTCTTCGTCTCCATCAAATGACGAAAACCGATAGTTCGCTCCTTAAATCGCGCCAGCGTCCTGTTCGAAAGATACAGTCTGCAAGGCTTGATGCAAGTACCGACAAACAGCACGCCATGACTCACAGGCTGCAAGTACCGCTCCTTGTGCATCTCCAACTGAAGATAGGTCTGGAGGAACTGCTCCATCTGAACAATCGCAACCTTCAGAAATTCGAGGTCGTCACACTGACAAACGAAGTCATCCACAAACCGCTCGTAGGAGAACGAATGGTGACGGAAAAGGAAAAGCACATACATGTCGAAATACGACATCAAGAAGTTGGCAAACAACTGAGTCGTGAGATTACCGATAGGCTCACCCTTGGTTTTCTCACAACCAAACAAGGACTTGTTAGGCGATAACCGCTCCCAAAGATGCACGGGCGAATTCAGCACACAATTCTCTTCTGGACGATGCAACACAACTGTCTTCGTGGTATGGATAAGCACGTCCCAGAACATCTCTGGCATACGCTGCATACCAAGACGAACAAGGACATCGGGAGAAACCGACTCGAAGCCCTTGCGCTCCATGCGCTTCCTCCATCGGTTGATGAACCTCTCCATGAAGTACCACAAAACCAACTTGTCTATACTCATGAAGAAGCCTACAATATCACCCTTGAATAGCCATGCCTTACGATGATAATGCCCAGTGATACGCTCCATGCCTTCAGCACAATGTGCAACACATTTGTCAGTGCCGAAACCCTTACGGCAATTGAAACTGACATTGCCCTGCGACACAAAACGCTCCTCAAACAACGGCTCCAACCGTAAGCAAATCCAATGGTGAACAATCCTGTCACGAAAGCTGGCGGCAAACACCTCCCTCGGTTTGGGATAGAGAACCATAAAGCAGGTGGATGTGCCAGGCTTATAGGTCTTGCTCCACAACTCGTATGCCAAGGCGGGAATATCCTCGGCAGCCTTAGTCATGTACTCAATGGCTTGCTTAGAACGGAACTTGCCGTGCATACAGTCTTTGTACGCCGCCCAAACAGAGTCAAGAAAGGCTTGCGGCACGGAGCTATAATCGTGGAACGCTGTGACCGCCCTGACAACATACGAATTATACTTGTTGTTGTTGTTCACATTACCATTCTGGAAATTCACGTTGTACGAATTCGTGGTATTGTTCTCGGACGCGGACCAGAAGTTACTGTCTTTTTGCGATTCTGCATCTTCGTAGCTAACACATCTTGAGAATGTGTTAGCGAATCGCCCGTTCAACGGATTATAGGATGCTCTAACCATAATTGCTTATGAATTACCCTGACCACTGGTATAATCTCGCAACGCTATTGCTTGTGCGACGATGCCCCGTGTCAGCTGCCTTATCTTGTTCTCTGTGTCCTTGCTGATATGATTCATTTTATGCAAAATCTTGATGTCGTCCTGAACATCTTCAACGAAGATATGGACCATATCAAGATACTCTATCCTCATGGCGGAATCACGAGTAGCATGTGCCAATCCTACACATTTCTTCGCCTCGCTTACAGTCAGCAAGATACTGTCTATGTAGCGAGTGAACTTCCTCGGAACTCTTTCATAAAGACATACCACGAAATACTTCAAGTTCGCAATGTCACGATAAATCGGCATCTGACGAAGCGTCCTGTGCTGACGCTTCTTCTGCTCACTGTCTTGTATCGTCTTTTGTGGAATGACTACACCGTTTGTGCTCATGTCATTTTGTTTGAATCAATTTGTATCCTTGGGCGACGGCTTGAATGCCGTCGCGATAAGTAAAAAGTGACACGCTAAAGCGTGTAGGTGAACGCTGTGACCGCCCTGACAACATACGAATTATACTTGGTGTTGCCGTACACAGCACCATTCTGGAAATACACGACGTACGAATTCGTGGTACTGTACTCGGACGCGGACCAGAAGTAACTGTTACTCCAGAGGGAGAACTTAGCGGTATTCTCGCCAGCATCCGCCAGTCGTTTGAGGATGTTAGCCATCAGTGGATAGTTTGCATCCGTCAATTCCTGGTCTTCGTTCGCATAGTTTGCACTGATACTACCACCGCTCACCTTATTACGGGACGCATGATACATGCCGTAAATCTTGTTGACCATGCCACAGGCAGGAAGCATCCAGTTCGTCCTTGAATAGCGAGCATCCAATGTTTCACCTTCCTTGACAGCTGGCTCGTACATGTTACATGCGTATGCAGCTGGATAGAACAACTGATAGAACCTCGTGGCAGCGGAAGCACCAAGCGCATTCTGCAAGTAATACAAAGCCACCATCATGTCACCAAGCTCGTAGGTATTCTTAGGATATGGGTCTGACAATGACCTGCTCTTTGCCCAAACCATCAAGTCGTACTGAGCCTGAGAAAGCGTACTCCACGATGCAGCATCAAACGCGCCAGCGGTTGTAGATGTAACCTTGCACATATAAATAACTGAATCGTAGAGGACGACGTTTCCTTGTACGTAAGTTCGCTCGGTGCTGTAAGGTGCAATCGTCAAGTCGTAAGTGCCCCACAGATTTCTAATCCAACCTCTGATAATATATTTCGCACGATTGACCATATTAACAGATTTCGTCAAAGAGTCATAGTCGCCTGTACCACTACCAGCAGTATTGAAGGAAACAAGAGAAATGTTCTCACTCTGTGACTGGATGTCTGAACGCATCGTAGAGTTGATACCGTTATTGTCATCGGAAGGATAAACACCCCACGGCAAAGCAGAAGTATTGAGCGCACCATTGGAACTTCTGATAACAGTGTTCTCCTTAGCTGCTACGTCAATCGTCAAAGACGAACCGTTATCAACCACTCGGATGGCAAAGCCCACGACGGTTTTGTCATATCGATACTCGTCGTCAAACGTACCATCAGCGTAGGCAAAGTCACCTCGCATCGGCTTGCGGTTGAAGAAACCAATATTCCAATAAGCACTAATCGTAGTGTCATTCAGCAGCTCAGCAGTCACCTTCAGACGATAGCGGGTCGTGTCTCCAGAAGCAGCCAAACGAATGACATTGGCAATACCTGCAACATCGTCAACAAACTGCATATAGGAAGAGGCATCAAGGTCTTCCACCTCATTTCCACCGCTATCTGTCTTGACAAATCGCCACTGCAACACAGGCTTTCCATCCACAAACTTCAGATTGTTTCCTGCATCGGTAGCAACACCAAACTGAGTCTGACCTAAAGCAGTAAAATACTTCTGACCTGTGATAGACAAACGCTCAATCAGCACAGGCACATAATCGATATACAAATCATTCGACTCGCTCCGAATATTGCCATACTTGCCAAACAGATACGTCAAGTCAGACAACGAGAGATTGGCAGCCGTGTGCATCGTAATCCTACCCGTCAAAGTACAAGACTCTAACGACGTAATCCACATCAGGAAATCCCTACGCACCGACTCCCAGAGAATATTGGTCAAGGTCAACACCTCCAACGGAGCGTTCTCTTCATGGCATTGCTCTACCAATGCACGTCCCAGACTACCTACACCGCGCAAAATCAAAGTTCTCAACTCATACGTGTGTATGACTCTGAGCGTCGTGAGGTTAGGCAAGTTATTCAGTGTCAGATTAACCAAGCGACTGCCCAGCTCCACACTCGTCATCAGCAAACTGGATGGTAACTGAATGCCGACGATACCACCCGAAACATTGCCGTTGCCGTCATCAATACCGTCACAGCCCATCGTATTGACACTGCGCAAGCGAATACAGTTCGACAAGTTCAACGTGCCACCAATCCCTGCACTACCCTCCAAGTCAAGATGCTCTATCAACGGACAGTTAAGCACAATCTCAGACGGCTTGAAAGCAGGGTTCGACGGGCTCGACGGATTGGAAACGAACTCAGTCAAATGCTGAGCGGTTAGCGTGAATCGGGAAGCGGAACTGATATGAAGGTCGCCCACATTACCAAAGGAACGATAGTAATTGGCAGCGTAAAGGGCAATAGCAGTATCGACACCATCAACAGGAGAACCGCCCGTCATATCAAAGACAACAGGAACACCAGGCTTGCATCTTTGACGCATGGAGATATTCGTCTGTCCAATACGACCGCATGGATAGATATACTGGTGCGGAACCAAACCATTGAAGACGATGAGATTGCCGCCGTTCAAACCAAACACGTTCTCAAGGTCTGATAAGCCGACATTGCCTGAAGAAAGACTGAAGTCTCCCCACTCTGCATAACTCGCTAACAACACCAACCTACGCTTCATGTACTGCACCTCCGCTTGCATCTGGTCTCCCATCGACTGCGTGATAGGGTCCACACCTCGCTCGGAAATGAAATGGACGGAAGCAGGGTATTCATAGCGAATACGGGCAGCCTCGTTATAGGCAACGGCAGGAATGTATTGCTGAATCTTGAAGAAGTATTTCCACATGCAACCCCACGGCGTAGTCTTCTGATTGTTGCTCAATGGCAAATCATCCGACACACTAACAAGCCCGCTCATGGTGGTAAAGATACGCTGGAACATACTGCGCAACTCGCCATTGCCCTCATACAACTCTTCTGTCAAATTGAAAAGCACATTGGCATTACCACGATAGAGACTTTCAGTCGAGCCTTCAGCGCAAGGATTCAGACGGTCGATATAGTACGGCTTGGTCTGGAAACCGCTATTATCAGTTTTGAAAATAGTATCTTGGTCGTCCTGATGCAACTCCCACTTCCACGTCCACGTACTCTTGTCAGCAGAAGCATCACCATACGGAACAAGGCAATAGTAAGTATTCTTCGAACAGTTATCAGAACCGCAAATCATCCAGTTCGTGAAGCAATAATGGAACTTCAGACTATCTACATTGATGATATTGCCAATCTTACTACGAGCATCTTCAACAACAGCTGCAATAAAACCTGCATTCATCGCCTCGAAATTACCAGGATGACTGACATAGGCATTGCGATAGATACTACCAACAGCGGTCAAGTCACATTCCTCCACAACTTCATTGGTTTCATCCCAACCATAATCAACCCACTTGCCTTCAAAGAAGTCATAGCGCATCAACTTGTAAGAACCTGCGCCTTCTGTCCACCAATAAAGGTAGTTGACATCATTGGCAGCTGCACTTGCCTCGAACTGCGTCTTCGTACCAGAAAAATATTTGATACGAGGGTTGTGCTTATAAAGGAAATTGACAAACTGCTTGATGTGGTTCAGAATCGTAGAAGAAGGTACTTCTACCTCATTACCATCAATCGTGATTGTCTGAGCGACGAACTTGTCAAGGTCAAGACTGGTATAGCCATTATAGATAAAGCCAGCAGCTTTTCCATCTTCTATCTCGTAACTGATTCTGTCACTCTGCCAAGGCACACGGAAATCGGTCAAAGGAAGGTCGTTATCGGCTCCTTCCAACATCACGAAATTAGGATGCTTCTTCTTGTTGAATCCCCAAGTACCGTCGTCCATCTTGCCAGGACCGAAAGTACAAGGTCCTTGATAAACAGCGGTGTCACCTTCTTGCAAGAAATACAAGAATACATTCTGACACTTCGCCACACGTGCGCCAGCGGTCTGCACCTGCATCACATTCCTTCCGACGATGGCTTGGTGCAAATCGTTGTAGAGGTTACAAGCACCCATCAGGTGACTCTGCATCGAGGATGCATAGTTGATTTTTGCGACGAGCTTTTGAGCGTATGGCACACCGTTCATCAACTTATACTGAGGACCACGATACATACCATTGCCATCAACCCAGCCGTCAGGGACAAAGGCATAGCCATTCCTTGCAGTAGATGGCGTGAAGTCACTGTAGTCTGGATGAATCTTCGTAATTTCCACCCAGATACCATGCGGACAAAGCTCAGCGGTCTGCTCCAGCGTCACAGTCTCTGCGTCAAGCCCGTTCTTCGAAAGTTCCTTATCGTAAGCCTTCGCCACGTCCTTCAACTTGCTTTGCAGATTCCAATAGTAGTAAGTCTTGGCTGTGGAACCCTGACCTGTCTGCTCAACCGAAGCGGTTTCCCTACAAAGACTTCCGCTATAGTCTAACAACTCGTTACCATTGTCGTCGTATTGATGGATTTCCCACCAACCCGTTTTGGTAGCAGTGTCACCCTTTCGTATCTGACCACCAGCACAGTGCCATATCAGACAGTTCTTCTTCCTCTCCTGACACTTGGTAAGACTAATCAAGCCTGTATTGCCAAGAAGGTCGTTCTCATCTCGCACACTGACCTTCTGAGCCGCCGTAGGCATCGTACTTCGATAGTTCTGCAAGATGTCGGCTGAATCAAGGGCTTGGTTCTTATACACACGCAAAGCAAAGATGTCAATATCAGCACCAGCCTGACCTATCACAATGGATGAACCACGACTATACCATGTGCCGGCAGTATCCTTGTCAAAAATGAACTCACGATTGATACAACCATTGATAAAAACACGACACAAGGCAAGCGTACTGGCATTATTGTCGGTCGATGCTCGCAAAGCGGAAACGATATTGATAACGACATGAGTGCGCTCACCTTCCTGCCAAGAGAAATTCTGCTCCAGCTCGGTACGGTTCGATGAAGTCCAGACACTACCCTCCAATGGGCGCATCTTCAAACCGATAAAGCCGTCACCGTATGCTTCGCACGCCTGAAAAACTGGGTCGTCCTCATTAGTGACATTTCGAACCTTGAAATCCAATTCCAACGTGACATTGGCAGCGGCATTGTTGGCGAAAGGACTCAACCAGTCATAGTTAATAGTCAGTAACTGACCAGCAAGCACACGAAGGACACGCTGATTATCTTCATCCTGAACCCAAGCGTCGTTGATAGCTCCAAAATTTGACCATGTGGATGGAACAAGGACATTGCCCACGGCATTCACAATGGAAAGTGGCGTACCCTCGGCATTACTTCGAGTCGAAGGATTCAAATAGAAGTCTGCACCATTCGTAGGAGCGAAGTTCTCCTTGTTGTCAACAGTTATCACTTCACCGCTGGCGAAAGTATAAGTCGTTCCTCGGTCAATGATATAGGCATAGAAATAGGCATAAAGGGTTAAGTCGGTGCTCTCAATACCCACACTACCATTCAAGTGATAAGGAGTACCAGGAGTTGCCAAGACTTCCATATTCAGATAGTCCTGAGTCTGCGAATTGTTGCGGATGGCGAAACTGACTGCGATGGAATCCCTACCAGGCGCATAGACAGCGTAGGAACAAATCTCGGTCTGCACGTAGTTCTCCGTCGTCTTGATGAGATTCTGAATAAGCAAGCGAGGAGTGTCCGTCACATTACTGGTCACAACCATCAACTGATTGATGACATGATCCGTAGAGTTCACGTCTTCTTGCGTACCGTCGGAATAGGTCAGCCATGCCTCAATCGTGATGATACCACCCGACAAGAAACCATAGTATTGGGAAGCATCAGCAACGGTGTCTGTGTCCTTCCAAGTGGAAAGATAATTGGTATATTCATTCGCACCAATGGAAAAGACATGCTCATACTCACGGGTTCCGCCTGTAATCCTGACATGTAATTTTCTCGCTACACTTCCCTTGAGGTGGTAATTGAGAGGAATAACAGTCGGATTCGTCAGAGGCGCATTGTAGTCACCTGCAAATTCCAAACCCACCTCAGTATAGGTGACGGATGAGAAGGTGACATAACCCTGTGTGTTCATGGTTTGCATGTTGCCAGTCATATCCTCATAGTCAAAAGCAGCACGCAACTGCACGACAACAGTTTCATCTTGCTTCAGATACGGTCCGATATTAACAGGATAATAGGAACTTGGATGCTCGTCATACTCCAACGAAGGAACATCTAAAACAGCCTTGTCCTCACCATTGACCCTGACTGTCAAACGTCCATTGGCACCGTAGTTACGAGGAACGACTCCATCCATGTAGGCACCAGTGAACCTGACTCCAATCCAACAGTCCTTGGAGCTGACAACAATCGGGAGAGTAGGGTCTTGCTCCACCATCAAGTAAGCCTTGTATTCAGCACCTGACAAGTCAATGGTCAGACGAACCGTTCCTTCTGGATCTGGAGTCTGTGGCGTATTTCCATTCACGGAAATGCCCATGACACTGTTCTGATTCTGCCTAACAGCACGGACCAACCTAACAAACTCTTGAGCTGTTAACTTACCCTCTGGGTCGTCAGGATGGTTGTCGATTTTCGACAACAAGTCTGAAATATCTTCTTTCGCCATAATTGTGTATTTTTGAAATTAAAATGTAAACGGAAAAGTATAAGGGAACCCGACGCTTCCCGTTTCTCCACGAGACGCAATCAACGTACTCCCTAAATAGATTCGCTGCAAGACACCGACATTATTCGTAACAGCATACCAGCTCGCAGGGTTTTTCTCGGTCAACGCAGAGAACTCGGATTCTGTCAAACGAATAACGCCACCACCCGAAGGGGACGAAGAGGAAGAAACCTCCTCCACCCACTCGCCACCAAGCCAACGGTAAGTCTTCTGCTCGGCAACGACATAACAGGTACAGCCCTCCGTCAGTCGCTCAATAGGGATATTGTCTCGGTCAGCCAGTGTGGAGACTTCCTTGGAACCACCCTTGCCATAGAGACTGCTATGTGTCGGAAACCTGTCCTCTGTCGTAAACGGCGCAATCATCGCCGCTACATTTGTTCCTGGAATATTTGCCATACTACTTCACTTGTAATGAAATTGAACTTCCTGTCTGTATGTTACGCAAGCGGTAAATGGTATAGTTGGATGTGAGACCAGAACTATTGGTGACATCCATCGTACTCACATCCCAGTCGGAATTGGAAAAGCCTCCTACACGAAAATCCGGCAAGGAAGCAGGAGCCTTACTCGTAGGGATGATATAATAGATATACTTACCACCCGAACAGTTCATGCTTACTTCACCCATCGTATAACTGTCTGCCCAAGCCTTCTGAAACGAGAGTATGTCGCTATTCGATAACGATGTCTTGGTACTCGTGCCATAATATTTCCTAAGTTTAAACAACACGGTGACACTCTTACTGAAAGATTTCCCCTTATAAACAGCAACCAGCGTGTAGGTCCTGTCGCTGTTGACTGCCATATAGGTGAACCTGCGCGTATTCGAAGGAGTTATATCAACACCATTGATTTTCTGAGAATCGATTTCCTCAAAGGCGTAAGTCCAAGTCAATGTGATGTTCTGCGAAGAGCCCAACTCGTAAGTACCACCACCCGTAAAAGTCTTGATAGAGAACGGAAACAGGGCATCATACAACTCCTGTAATTGATTATCAACGGTGGGCTTCCACGAAACAAGCGCCTCAATCTGCGCAAGCAAAGCGGGGTCTATATCTGCAGACTCACCACCACCGCCACTACTACTACCTCCTCCAGTGCCAATCTTTTTCTTTGCAGCAGCCCAACCAGCAGCAGCTTCATGGGCAGCATCAACGGCGGACTGAGCATTAGCAACTGCCGCGTCAAGATATGCCACAATCATGCGAAATGGAACACTGACAAGTATCTGACGCTCTTCATCAACAGCAGGAAGCGACTTGATATGCTCAAGAGAAGTCGCCTCTTCAAGAGAGTTGACATCACGCGCCTGCGTGAGAAGACGCTGAATCAGTTCCAAAAATTCTGCATTAGTCATAATCGGTCTTTTTTATTGCGTGATGTTAGCCACCAAATTCAATCCTACACTCTGCGAACCGACGGCAAAAGCCGATAGGTTCTGGTCGGCGTCGCCATTTATTGTCAGGTCTATTCCTTTATAAGCGGTAACTGCATAAGCCTTGTCAGCGTCAACCATGCAAGCGTAATAGCCAAGTTCATCGGTATCGCACTGAAATTCATCTTCTCCATTGTCAAAGGTAATCCGTGCTCCAGCAACTGCACTGTTCGACCTGTCAATTAGTCTTCCATAGACATAGATAGCAGTATCACTACGAGAAGCAGAACGCTCAATCTCCCAATAGATACACTCCTTGCCGTTGAACTCTCCAAGACAACATTGAAGAATGGCTATCTGGGACGTGCCAACAGAAGTATAATCAATGCGACTGTATTGTGGAGAGACTGCGATAGGGTCTGTGTCTTCAACCTCATGGCTTGTATTACCAAACGAAACACCTCGACTCCTAACCTCGACCAAGAAACGGCTCTTTATATTCAACGCATACAGTAAATTGTTAGAGATATATGGGAAAAGATAAAACTTCTTTCCTATACACTGCCGTAAATCCTCACTCGTCATACCAGGAAACTCAACCAAATCCCTATCATTAAGGGCACTACACTCAATATGAACTACCCCATCAGAATCAGAATACAAGGAAGGAAGATATAACGTGTGAGAGGTGGAAGCTGTGAATTCAATGATACTGCCCCAGCGCAAAGGATTCAAAAACCAAACCTCACCTTCTGAAAGAACCTTCCTTTGTATCAAGTTGTTCAGAACACCTGCAATGGTGCAGTTATTCATCTCGGCATTGCCTTCCTCATCTACCTTGAAATTGCCGTTGATAGTCGTATAGCCCTCAAGACGGATATTGTCAGCCTTAATCAACACACCTCCCTTGATAAAGTTGTTGCCGTATTCATCCTCGACACGCTGACCTTCTGAATCCAGCTCATACTGAATATATGTGCTAATTTGAGAAGCAATCGTAAACTGACCATTCTTAATATAGCCAGTAAACATCGAAGAAAGGTCTCGCGTAGTCACAAAACCGCTCGTCAATGATTCTACATCAGAGTCTGTTACATAATGATTCGTATTCAAATGATCACGAATAGAACTTACCAAAGAATTGGAATCGACATAGTGGTCCGAAACATACTGGAGAATGTAGTTTTGAGTGAGAGATAGTAGAGAATTTCGCGTCATTGGGGTACCTGCAATACTATAAAGATGCAATGTGCCACCACTCACACGCAACGTGATACCCTGCGCATAATCAAAATTCAACTCGATACTATCTTCAGCAAAACCGTCAGTTCCTATATACTCGAAGGACTGCGTAATATCTTTCCAGGACTGAGCAGAATTGGAAGATTCCTTGGATTTGACTCGAACCTTTGCGTTTTCTGAGACAGATTCAAAAACACCTTTGAACCTAAAAGAAATGGCTTCACCATCATATTCTTTAGCTGTTGGAAGTAAACCAAACTTCAACTCGATATATTCTGGATATACGGTCTCCTTAATACACAGGCAAGGCAAACCGCCAAAGATTTCTTCGTAGATATAACCTTCGGTCTCTTCTCCGTCGGCAGACCCATTGCCATTGTAATAATCAAAACTTCTATAGAGATTCGAGAATATCTTGTTGCCTGACAGGGAAGAAACACGCATCTGAATAGCGTCAGCCGTTTGCCTGATTTCAGACGTGCTACTCTCCACGACTTCAAGAAGAGTGCCGACCGACGTTATCTTTTCGAGATAGAAAACCGTACCATCACAACGAATAGTGAAACTCCTACTATAGTCAAGCATGACAGGCACCACAACCTCGGTCAAGCCCTCCGTATCAGGGAATACAAACAAAGGGTCATCCTGTAACTCGGAATAGAGCTGGGCAACACCAGAAGACTTGTGATAGGTAATACGAAGATGAATCTGCTCACCGTCAAGCTGACTCGCACTCGGCAAGAGAGTGAAGCGGATATTGATACCAACCTGGTCATCATCAATCATCAAGACGGATTTGCCTTGGAAAGTGGTCTCTTGAATCAGCCAAGTGTCATGCTCAGGATAATCCGCTTCAAACGTATAACCTCCAACGAAAGGAGCAACAGGCGTAAGGAATATTTCCTTGGCAAGCTCCTTCTCAATCGTACTGCTGACCGTCGAAACAATACTATTGTTGAGTAACTGAATACTCGCCGTATTGGTGGCAACCTGATCACCAAGTGCTTGCAGGCTCTCCACCTGAAGGGCAATCTCGTGGGCTGTCTGTGAGATGGAAGACTGGTATTCGCTGATAATATTGGTAGTATCATCGGACAAGGAACAGTCACGCAAGAAGACACCAGCATACTCTATGCGGATGAAAAGTTGCGTAAAGCCCTGATGCGAACTGCTATTCTCGTAGGACCAGCTGCTCTTGAAGCGAAGGGTGTTATACTTCGTGCTGTCTGCCACAAGAGACTGGACATAGAGAGTTCTCGTCGTACCATCATGGAACTTCTCACCAATGAGAATTCTTGGAAGAACAGTTATAGAATTAAACTCCGTGATAACAGAAGTGCACTTGTATGTCAATCTGAAGACAATAGGACGACTCGCGTGCTCAATCGGTACAATCACATCGGGAACGACAGCCCTCGATATGCCATCATCGCCACTTAATGCCTGAATATCGATAACGGTTCTACCGCCATCTGTAGCAGCGGTAACATGACTACTCGATGTGTCCTCCTTGGAATCATCGTACTTGTGGCAATGGTAAAGCCCATCAGAGAACAACGGGTCAAGTATATAATCGTTGGCATCCGTCGCGTTGATGTCTCGCGTACTGCTGACAGTGCTCGTAATGCCATCTGCTGTTTGCTCTACGGCTGACAACCTACCATGGAATCCGCTGACAATCGTGGAAATGCCACTGACCGTCTGCTTGATTTCTGAACGTGCAGACAGAGCAAACGCAATAGCATTCGCACTGACACAGAAGTCTGTCAGATAAACCTGTGCAGCACTACCACTTGTCGCACCCTGGACACCAATATAAAGGTTCTCCTTTCCACATAGGAAAGTGGTACGCAAATAGACATAGGTCGTTGATTGGGAAAGTTCAAAACGCGCTATCTCAGTCGTGGTTTCAGCCGTATTGCCAACGGCATCACCATTGCCTTTATGAAGAACAAGCAACGCACTGGCAGAAAGACAACTGACACCAATACGAATATAAGTCGGGAAATTGGTAATATCCGCACCGACACTACTGTAGTCCATCTTCGGCTTGATACCACGCAACGAACCATTATCAGCATGGATATTGATGATATACTTGTTACCCGACGCTATCGCTTGCACATGGTTGCCTGAATCCTCTGTGTCGGACAACCACTTGGAATAGCCGTAGTCGCCACCCTCACCATACTCAAACAAAGGGTCAACAACATAGTCGTTGGCTTCCTTGGCAGATATGTTTCGGGTCTCTTCAACGGTACTGGTAATGGAATCGCTCAACTGCTGAATGGAGGAGGACTGATTTTGTAAACTACTATCAACATGAGATTTCCACCCAGAGTAAGTTTGCAAGAAAGAGGAAAAAGCTATCAAATTTCCATTAGCATCAAAAGCACTCACAATCCCTTGAATAGACTGAGCAGTTTGCTCCAGCTGTGATGAGAAGCGGTTAATCAGGGCTTCGTTCAAGTTCAAACTGACAACAAAACCAAAAATCCTAACGGCACGTCCGTTGGTGTAAATAGAGAAGTCACCCTGTCCGTCCCAGTTGAAAGAGGTGGCAACCTTGTTGTATTTGCCATCTGCCTTGATGCTCAGAGAGGTATCAACAGAACCCAGCACCAACCGCACAGACGTGTCCGTGCTATTGCCAACAGGCTCCGCCATCGCATAGAACGAGACAGCAACCGTCTGAGGAATAATCTGCTGGTTCTCATCTCGCTCAAAAGTCGGCAAATTACGCATGTCAGCATTGAACTGAACAATACCGCGACTGTGCTCGTAGTCACCACAAATCTCAACGTACTTTCGACCGTTAGACTCACCCATACGGGTGTAATAAGCCGTACCACCATCACTAAGAATATTAGTGCTATCACCAATGAGATAGGCATTTCCATCGCTCTCATCGATACGGAAGAACTGACCGCCAGCATAAATATTCCACTTGTCCCAACCAGCAGCGAAAGCATTGTTGGAAATGAAGCCTTCGTCGGCTATCAAGTCCTCACGCAAGGCACTCACAGAGCTGCGGACAACACCATCCAACACCTGAAACAAAGTGCCTAAGTCCTGATACTCGTTATTGATTTTAACGATGAACTTGCCCTTCAACCAGGCATTGTCGGAATAAAGTCCATAACCGTTAGGCTGCTCCAAACCGTTCCAAAAAGCATCATCAATTCCATCCAGGCAACCCAAGCGACAACGAAGATTGCCACCACCTGCTTTGGAATTGCAGCCGTCCATAACGTCGATGCGAGGAACACCGTCCTCGGTAGCACTGATATAGATATAGTTCTGACGCTTCACATATTGAGTGTTACCCATCAGCACACACTCATCATTCACCTGCGGTACAGAACCAGCATCCAGCATGGAGGTCTCGCCTGTCACGGGGTCAGTGTATTCAATCGGAGCACCAAACTCGCTACGAGGCACAAGAATGTCATAGGCGGAAGAGAACTCAGCCAAGACTTGTTGGTCCTGCTCATCTAACACGGGCTGCCACTCGTCGTCAAGAAGGTATAAAGGGCTTGGGGTTTCAGCATTGTCACTATTGGTAAAAGCGGAAGTGTCGGGATATGCCACTTCCACCCAGTAATACTGCATGGCATCCACATCTGGAAGGTCGGCGTCATCATCGTCCGTACCCATATTATACCTGCCATTATTCCAACGCTGGCAACGCATCAGGTCGTGACGCACAAAGTTATTGGTATCTTCAAATGTGATTTTGTAGTATTCTACATTGTTCGCAAGTACACGCTGCACTGCCTTGACCTTTCCTTGAGCTGCACTGACAATCAATATACCACCCACGGAACGAATCTTCTGAATAACCAACTCAAAGATATACATGATTCTGCGCACGGTCAACGTGTCAAGTTCCATGTTCCAACCTGTATGCTCGTCAAACCAAATCTTCGCACCATGACCGTTGAAACCACTCTGGAAAGATGCACCTACCTTCGTTTCTGGGTCTGCACTGACCAACTCAGAAAAGACACCGTTCACAATCGTGGTGAGCTTACGAACAAACAAATTGTCCAACTCCCCGCCCCATTCGTCATTGTTGCCCTTGACAAATCGACCTCCCACACCTTGAACACCACCTTCAAAACCAAGTTGGGTACCAAGGAAAAGGGAACCAAGAATTTCAGCTACCGCACTTGCGTTAATGCCTAACTTCTCGGTAATTCTGACATTGGCATGGGTCTCAACACCCGTATGACTCTCGTCGCCTGAATGGGATTCAACACCTCCATGCGTCTCTGCAGACTCATGAAACTCCTGACCCTTGAAAGTGGCAGTTCCCGTCTTGAAGACGACATTGCCGGAATGGGACTCGTCGTTCTGAAAATATACCTGACCTTCATGTACTTCCGTCCCACCATGCTCCTCCGCGTCATGGAACGTAGCCAGCCCACTCACGTCAATGCCTGACTGAAAACTAATCTTTCCTGCCGCCGTGTCATTATGGACCTTACTCAAATACAAGTCATCAAGCTCTTCCAGCTTCTTCTTGATATACAATTTGATGTAGCCAGCCGTCGCTAACTGACTGTCATTCATGTCTGCATCATTCTCCAAGCCGCGAGCCATCGTCAACAAGGTAGATAACTCAACACCATCAAAAACGAACTTCTTGCCATTGCCAATCGTCAAGCCACCTAAAGCCATCAGCATACCACCAACAGACAAGGAACCGACAATCTCAAGCATCTTGACAGGATAGTTGAAGACAAGGTTGCCTTCGACATCCAAGGAGAAATACTCGTTGCTCGCCTCTCGCTCGCCCCTATCCGTACCTAACAAGCCAGAATCGTAGGAAATAACACGCTCACCCCCTGAAGGAGCAGACACCTGACCGATACGGACGTACCAGAAATCGGCATCCTCGACAGCCGATTCATCCGCCAACTCTCCCTGCTCGTTCAGAATACGACCATAGACATCGTACAGGTTGGGAGAATAAATCACCAAAGCGGTTCTACCTACCTTCGTCAGACGGGCATAGATATACAGCATCTTATTGGCATGGGCTGACGAGAAGGCAGTGGGATAGGCATAGAGAAGCCAACGGTCGTAACTGCCGTCTGCAGAGAAGCCAATGGGCGTTCCTGTATAAACAAGAATTTTTGTACCTTGCTGCAAGGAAACACTCACCTTCTCGGAGTCTCCCAGGGCATTCTCTGAGAAACTCAAAGCAAAAGGCGCAATGTAGTAAGTGTTGTTATTCTGAGTGCGAATCATAACGCGAATGGACGCTTTAAAAACATTTCAAAATTAAACAAACCACACCGACGACAAAAGGACATTATTGGTAATGACAAAAAAATGAGGGCACTAACCCATTGCGGATTAGCACCCTCGGCAGAGTGATTGGGTGGGGGAAATGCTACTAAGAGCCTGCGGAAGCGAGCCAATCGTCGAGCGAGCCTGTTGCTGGACCAGCCCAAGTCATGGCAGGGTACTTCATCTTGGCACAAGTACAAGTGGCTGTGTGTCCGTGATCGTCGTCTGGAGCTGCACCCGTGTCGCCCTCAAGCTGGAACTGTGCACTCGCATACTGACTGAAAAGAACATAGCACTCGTTGCCGTTACCAGTCGGAATCAAAACACCGAAGTCGGTAGCGTTCATAGCACGAGCAAGACGAGAGAACTTCTTCATGTTCTTGCTGACAATGAAAGTACCAACATTGGTGAAGCCGCCGCCATCTGGAGTGTTCGTCCAGGTGACCCGACCACTGTTAGGCTTGATGTCAACACCGACAAGCTTGCCTTGAAGATTGGCAAAACTACCTGCCGTATAAGCGGCAGCCTCAGTGTCAACCTCTGGATAGACGTACTTCTTCTCTGTCGAATCGTAGAGTTGACTCTTCTTGAAGAGATAGATGCGTTCTGCGGTTCCAGAGAAATTCTCCTCGCACTCGGCATCCTGATTCAGCACGTCGATAAAGTCACAAATATTAGATGCTGGCATAATGAATATGGGTTTTAAGTGAGTTTCGAATTAATATGACTTGTAAGAATGGACTTTGGCACGGCATCCGCTTTAGGGCTTAAAACAAACGCCAAAGCCAAAGCCAGTCTTCATGTTCGTAACGCCATGCGTTTAGGAGCGGATGTAATAAGCCTTCTGCGCGGTTACAGTCTCATCGTTCGTCAGAACGTAACCACCATTGCCGTCCGACTCATACCAACCGTTAGTCTTAGGGTTCGCACCTGCTTCAGCAAGGGCTTCGGAACCTACAGGAGTATAAGTGTAGGTCGTCTCACCTCCACCGCCTCCGTCACCAGAGTCTCCGTCATCAGAGGAAGCGGAAATCGTAACTGCGTAGCCACTGACATCTTCATCCTCGAATGGAGTTGGTGTCAACGTACCTGTAGTGATGGCGAACGCACGGGAAAGCACGTCAAGCACACGAGTACCACAAGCCACCTGAATCTGATAACGAATCACATTCGCATCATTGTAGCTCTGAGCCAAGTCGATAAAAGCACTGTTGGCTTCACCATTGGAAGTCAGGTCTGCACCATACTCGAAGTTGTCAGGCTCTGTGAAAATGAGAACGTCACCTTCACCCATGATGTCGAGCGGTACAAACTGAACATTCTTCAAGCCGACAAAGCGGAACTCAGGGTTATAGACGGTCTCCTTCTGGAGTGACTGGTACTTGAGAAGATAGCCTTCGCAAATCAGACGATGGGTCTCTACAGTACAGTAGCAAAGCAGAAGAGGAAGACGACGAAGACGAGGGTCGAGCTGGTTGTAGGCAGTCACCACATTGTCGAAGTTGGCAATCTTGTCAGCCACAGTAGTAGCTGCTGCGATTGGCGACATGGCAATGAGGTTCTTGTTGGCAACACTGATGGTACCATCGGCGATGTCGTCAGTGATGTGCTTCAACCAACCATCGTAGGCATCCCAAGTGGTAGTCTTGGCAGTGTCACGCTTGGAAAAGAACAAAGCACAGTAGATGTCCTCACCAAAAGTAGTGGCAACCTGACGAAGGTTGAACTCAATGTGCGGAGCATTCAGAGGACCACCAGAGCTGACACCTGCCATCGAAAGCGGCTCCTTCTCTCGGTAGTTCTGAACATTGTCGGGAACAAAGTTGAACACAGGAGCAACCTTCAGCTCGCGTGGCACAACCTTTCCAATCGTACTCGATAGCTGCTTCTCCTGAACGTAGCTGGTGGCAGTACCACGCTTGCGCTTGAAGAGGTACTTGGTATTCGCATTCTCGATGTCGGTATGCACAACAGCGTGCATCTCTGCGAAGACGGCATGATTGACAATCGCTATGTCCTCCTTGAGGTCGCGCTCAATCTGGTTCTTCACATTCTGAACCAAAGTTAAATCGATTGCTGGCATAAATTCGTTGGTTTTAAAAGGTTAATCTATTTGGGTTACACAGTCTTCAGAGAGTGCATACGGGCAGCACGAGCCTGGCGCTTCTCTTCTGCCGTCATGCCCTCCTTATAGATGGAATGGGCAGAGAGGTCGGTATGCGAAACAGCTGGACCACCATCACCTGCGGATGGAACAGGAACCTGGGGAGCACGCTTGGATACATCATCCAACTCCTGCTGCTTGGCTGAAAGGTCTTGCTGCAACTGCTGAACCTGAGCTTTAGACGCATCAAGCTGAGAACGAAGAGCGTCAAGTTCTGTGTCCTTGGCGGAAAGCGCGACCTGATGGGAAGCTGACAACTCCTGCACCTTGGCATCCATCTCCTGCTGATGAGTGGATTTCAAAAGGTCCATCTCCTGCTGATGAGCGGAAACAGCGGAAGCAAGGTCGGTAGCCGACTTGTCACGCTCTTCCTGAACAAGCAGATTCAACTTGGTAATCTCATCCTGCTTGGCAGCAAGCGTCAACTTGGTGGTCTCGGCTTCAGCCAAAGACTTGTCGATACACTCCGCGTAAGACTCGTTAAGATAGACTCCATTCGTGGAATCGCTCTCCAACGCTTCCAAACCGAGTGCCTTCTGAATGTTTTCGTAATTCTTCATATTTGCTTGGGTTTGCGAAGAGGTCGCCCTCTTCTGGTTACTACTGGTTGGCGAAGAGGATGCGGATGCGGACAACTGCATCATCTCATCGACACACCCTCGAATCGTATTCTGACCATCCACAAGACTACCCTCCACGTCCTTCGCTTCATAGATGCCACCTTCCAGCTGCTCTTCCGAAACAGAAGGACGACAACCACGAACCAACGAAATGAACTCGTCGGCATACTTGTCTAAGTCTTGTTGAATGGAATCGAACTTACCGTCTGCTGCCTCTCGAATCATCTTGTTCTTCAGCTTGCTCTGAGAAGCGTACAACTCAATATACTCCTGTTGCGTGACACTGTTCACATCACCATGACGCTGCAAGTAGAAAGCGGCATAAACACCAATACTACCTACACGGTCCTTCGGATTCACATAGTAAATCTTGTCACACTGAGCGGCTAAGGCATAACCTGCGGAAGCACAGAAGCCATCGATCAAGGCATAGACTAACTGACCCTTGGAGTGGGCGTAGTCGATAGCCAGACGGAAATCATACATCGAGTCCGCACTACCGCCAGGCGTATTGATAATGAATAAGTGACCACGACACTGACTAAAGTCGGCAATCTTCATCAACTGGTCACGCAAATCCATACTGCCGTAGGAACAACCATCACCACCACGGGTGATAGGACCATTGACACGCAACACATCAATGACATCATCATCCGCATCGAAATCCTTCTCGTCCCAATAACGACTACTGGTCAGATACAGCTTCGAAGAGAAACCCTCATGATGCGAGGAAAGCAAATAACTCTTAGACTTATTCTGCTCAATGACAGCCAAATCCACACGGGACGCAACACCATCATCGACATTCTTGCGATAACCTCGCAAGGCGTCAAGCTCCATCGCCCAAAACTTAGTTGTCAGTATTTCGTGTAAAAGCATGTCCGTGATAATTTTTCGCAAAGGTATCTACCCAAAGAAAAACTATCACGGACATTTCCACAACACACATAAAATCACGAATTTATGTGCAACACTCCCCTACCCCATCAATCACATTCACCCCATAAGACCCATCAAAAAACCAAACTACAAACTCTCGTCAAACACACGCTGGGCTCCACAAGTATTCTGTATCACAAGCCGACAGGAATACACCTTGCCATCCTCCGTGAAGGAGAAATGGTAACTGTCACAAGTCGCACGAACCCAGAACACGATACTGGAGAAATAGGTAGCCTCCAAATGAAACCAACCATCTTCCAAAACCTTCAATATATCAAGCAGTTCACGAGCATTCTTCTTCGAAGAATCCCAAGTAATCTCTACCGTCTTCACACGATGACCCTGCAAGGTCTTGTCGGTAACATGAATCCTACCACTACCCTCGTCGAAAGGTATCTCTATAGGACTGGCATTGCTAGATAAGCCAAACTCATTACTACCCAAGTAGAATTTCTCTTTCTGAAACGGCAACTGAAATGTCACATCATCATCACGAAAAGCACGAAGACGAATCAAGTCACCAAACTCTAAACAATCGTCAAACATAAGGCACTGTATTTTTAATGGGGAACTGTATAAATTTTACATATAATGTAATATTGAGAACCAACTCAAAAGACGAAAATTTTTCTCGGATTTTTTTTCGGACAAAATCAAACCTTTTACATCTTCCTGTTAGATTTATTTAACAATTTTCTTTGGTGCGGAAAAA